TCTTCGATACTTGCCGTCAGATACTTCCTTGCCGGTTTCCGTGTTCTGTACGCGGCCCCGACTCAGGACCAGGTAACCGCTTTCTGGTTTCGCGTCTGTAATGCCTTGCGCGAACCGATTGATGCCGGAGTTCTGCGAAAGAACGAGACGCTTCACGTAATCGAGCTTCCGGGCACGCAGCAGCGCATCAAAGCAAAGACAGCATGGAACGCGGACTCGCTTCGCGGTGACTTCGCCGATCTGCTGATCCTTGATGAGTTTCAGTTGATGCACGAGGATACATGGGGCGTAGTGGGCGCCCCGATGCTGGCTGACAATAACGGCGACGCAGTATTCATCTACACGCCGCCAAGCCTCAAGAGCCGAAGTGTAAGCAAGGCCGATGACCCAAAGCACGCCTCGAAGATGTTCAAGCTGCACGAACATGACGCCGATGGCCGCTGGGCCTGTTTCCATTTTTCCAGCAAGGACAATCCGACCATTGACCAAACCGCGATAGACGAGCTGGCAAAGGACATGACTGAGCTTGCCTACCGGATGGAGATCCTGGCCGAAGACGTGGATGAGGTCCCAGGCGCACTGTGGACCCGGGCGAATATCGAAGCCGGCCGACTGCCGGCCACAACCGTACTGGATTACGGGCGAATAGTCGTTGGCGTTGATCCGACGGGCTCTGAGACGGGTGACGAGTGCGGCATTGTCGTATGCGGCAAGATCGGCGATCAGCTCTATGTGCTTGATGACATGAGCGGAAAGGGCAGGCCCGAACAGTGGGCGACTGCCGTTATCCGCGCCTATGACAAGTGGAAAGCGGACGCCATCATCGCCGAGAAAAACTTCGGCGGCGACATGGTTGAATTTACACTGAAAACCATCGACAAAAGGGCAAACATCAGGCTGGTGTCGGCGTCACGTGGCAAGGCGGTACGCGCTGAACCGGTCTCGGCCCTCTACGAAAAAGGCCGGGCGCATCACGTCGGGTCTCTTCCAAAGCTCGAAGACGAGATGTGCATGTGGGTGCCCGGAGTAGGCAAATCGCCGAACCGGATAGATGCCATGGTTTGGGCCGCGACAAATCTGCTGCTTGGCGGTAATGGCGCATCGCAGGATCAGATACGGTGGGAGATGTAGGATGCCTGTAAATAGCACGCACGCGCAATATGACGAAAACGCATCGCTCTGGAAGCGTTGCCGGGACGTGATCGAAGGCGAGGATGCCGTAAAGACCGAAGGCACGCTCTATCTCCCAAAGCCGTCCGGGTTGAATGGCGAAGAGTACCAGAACTACAAGCTCCGTGCGCTATTTTTCAACGCCACGCGGAGGACGCTTGGCGGATATCTGGGAATGATTTTCCGCAAAGATCCAGAAGTGGCAGTCCCCGGTGTGATTGAGCCGTACCTTAACGACGTGACGCTGAGCGCAACCACGTTCCCGGATTTCTGCCGCTATGTCACGAGCGAGATCCTTTCCGTAGGCCGCGCCGGAGTACTGGTCGATGTGCAGGATGAACGTGTAGCGAGTGGCCGGCGACCGTACTTTGTCCCCTATGCCGCAGAGCAAATCATCAACTGGCGCACGGATACACGCGACGGCAAAGAGATCCTAACGCTTGTGGTGCTGTCGGAAACCATGACAGAGCCGGGTGATGACGAATTCACCGACAAGGAGTACCAGCAATACCGCGTTCTTGACCTGGCGACGGCGGATGAAAATGGTCAGCCGCTATCGTCTCCGCGTTATCGCGTGCGCGTGTACCGCGAGGTGAGCGAAGAGAAGGAATCTGCTATTGCCCTGCAGTATGAAGCGTTTCCGACATTTGCGAATGGCGATTACCTTGATTTTATACCATTCGTGCTTTGGGGCGCAGAGGGTTACGACGCCGCGGTCCAGCCCCCGCCCATGCTTGATCTGATATCGGTCAACTTGAGCCACTACCTGACCAGCGCCGATCTCGAATGGGCGCGGTATTGGGTGGCGTTCCCGGGAATATTCGTTTGCGGCATCGACACAGAACAGAAACTGACCATCGGCGGCGGGCGGATCTGGAAATTCGAGAACCCGGAAACGACCGTCGGCACAATCGGCGGCGAATCCCGCAACTTCGAGGCTCTGGAAAGCGCAGATCAGAACAAAAAGCGCATGATGGCTACTCTTGGAGCCCGGCTTCTCGAAGAGCAGAAGGCCGACTCGGAATCTGCCGAGACCGTGCGTCTGCGTCAGTCCGGCGAACAATCCACGCTGCAATCCATCGCAAATCTCACCGCATACGCCATCGCGCAGGCATTGCGCTGGATGGCTCAGTGGTCCGGCGCAAATCCGGATGACGTTACGCTGCGTTTCAATTCCGAGTATGTGGCACCGAAGATGGACCCCGCGCTGCTGGCTCAGCTTCTTTCCGCCGTGCAGGCCGGGCAGATGTCCTTCGAGACGTTTTATCAGAATCTTGTGCGCGGAGGCGTGGCACGCGAGAACATCACGGCAGAAGAGGAGCGGCAGGCTATCGACGCCCAAACCCCGCAGGAAGCGTTGTAACGGCAAATCCAGCCATCATAGGAGACACCCATGAACCGAATACGAATCGAATTTCTCAAGGACGGCAAGGCAATAAAATCCTTCGACCGCTCTGTCCACGAAAAGGCCGAGGCCGCACAGCTTGCCGAGGAGATTGCCAAAGACAGCGGCATACCGCACGACGCGAAGAAGATCAGCTTCGAGCGGAAGTTTAAGGCAAAGCTCACGTTGCCCGACGGCAAGACCGAGCTTATCGAATCCAAGGCCCTCGACGAAGCCGAAGCGCAAGCCATCGCTGCAAAATGGGCGGCGCTCACGAAGGTCGAATTCACGGCTGTAAAAATAGCGTTTCTGGAGGCGTAACATGGAAAATCTGACCATTGGCCCTCGCGTCAAAACCGTTCGCACCGCGCAGTGCTTCCACTGGTTTCACAGGGACGGCTCGCGCTGCCACACTCCGCATGATCTCTGCCAAGAGGAGCATCTTCCTCCGGTCCTCGCGTGGACGGACGTATCCGAAAACCTCGTAATGACGGCCGGTCTCAATGAGCTTCTGGATGGCGTGTTTAATGAAGCCCCTGCCGGTTTTGGATGGTATTGCGGCCTTGTGGATAACGCATCGTTTTCCGCCTATGCCGCCGGCGACACGCTGGCCTCACACGCGGGCTGGACGGAAATGACCGCCTACACGGGTAATCGCAAGGCGTGGACCAAGAATGGGGCCGCTGCTGCCGGGGCAATGTCGAACAGCTCCAGCAAGGCCAGCTTCGCAATCAACGACACGAAGACCGTCAGGGGTGCGTTTCTGGCCGCTGCTGAAACCGGAACAAGCGGCGTGCTTTATGGCGCGGGTGATTTCAGCTCCACGCGGTCGGTCGCAAGCGGCGACACGCTGACCCTTCAGGTCGATTTGAGCGCGGCGGATGCGGGGTAAACCATGAAATCACTCATCGCCCTATGCTTTCTGCTTCTCGCTATCCCTGCTTAGGATTAAATAAATGGCCGTCTATAACACAACCAATCAGGTTAAAAACGGGCTTGAAAACAATCTGTCGAACGCGAGGACTACGCTCGAATCCCGTAGGGGATTATGGCAGAAACTGCCACCGGAAAAACGCGAAGCGTGGAAGGTGAACTGCCCCGATCCGATTATCGGCGCAATGTGGAAAATGTACCAGCACTTGAAAGAGTTCTTCGGAGAATAGCATGGCAAACTATTCATATAAAGATCCGAAGGATGCTTTCAAGGATGGCGATGTTATATCGTCCGGAAACTTCACGCAAGCTCTTCCCGATACTCCGATTATGGTTGGTCTAAAACTGACGATCAAAGACGGTAATTTCGTCAACGTCCGCAAAGACCCGAACTGGGTTATCGAAGGTGGAAACTGGATGCAGGTTGACCGCTGCACAAACCTGATGCCGGAATTGATTCAAGCCGGGGTTGCCGCATGCGGCCCGGGCTGCAGACACAAAACGGGCGAGGATCAGATCGTGGTGGACGGTAAGGTCGTCGACGTGATCCGGTACTACGAGGACATAGTGCTGTTATGACGGTATATTTCGCCGATTTCGATTTGACTACCGGGAGCAATAACGGGGCGTCATGGGCCAATGCTTTCCAAAGCATGCAGGCGGCGCATGATGGCATTAGCGGCCCTGGTGACGTGGTGCTATGCAAGGGGACGGATTCAATTACATCGACCGTCAGCATCACGAAGGCCGGTAATTACAGTAGCGGCGCTATACGTTTTATCGGCGTTGGGTCATCCTATACCGACAGCGACCCGGAAAACGGCGCGGCAGCTGG